GGTACAAGTGGAAGCGGAGGCTCATCGGGTTCGGCAGGTAGTGGAGGCACATCAGGAACTTCTGGAACATCTGGTAGTACAGGTTCTGGTGGTTCATCAGGAACAAGTGGCACATCAGGTAGTGGTGGAAGTAGTGGCACATCAGGAACATCAGGAACTTCAGGTTCTGCAGGCACATCAGGTAGTGGAGGTTCATCTGGAACAAGAGGTACATCCGGAAGCGGAGGCTCATCGGGTTCTTCTGGAAGTGGAGGCACATCGGGAAGTGGTGGTACATCTGGAACTTCTGGCTCTGCGGGTTCTTCTGGTAGTGGTGGTACATCTGGATTATTATCATTAACTGGTACAACTGATAATGGTGTAATCACATTAAACGGAACTGCACCAAATGGAACAGTTGAAAGTAATTTAACTTTTGATGGAACTTTATTGACAGTAACGGGTAATGCAACAATTACAGGAAATCTTACTGTTAGTGGTACAACAACTACAATTAATACCGAAACAATCCTATTAGCGGATAATATTATAACTCTTAACTCAAATTTCACATCTGGAGCACCAACTGAAAATGCTGGTATAGAAGTTAGAAGAGGTTCATCATCAACCGTTTCATTCTATTGGGATGAAAGTACTGATAGATGGACAGCCGATAATACTTTATCGGTAAGTGGTAACGTAGTTCTTACTGGTACAATTGATACTGGACAAGGTGCAACTGAGGTTTATTTAATGAACCAAAACGTTAGAACAACTGATAACGTTCAATTTGCAACCGTAAATGCTGGAAACTTTAGAGATGGCACAGGAACATTCAACGTAAACTTAGGTAGTGGCGGTTCTGAAGGTAGAGGTTTAGTAGCCGGATATAGTGGTGGATGGTATGGTGGTATCGGATATAATGTTAGACATACTGGTACATCTGGTACTTTAATAGGTCCATTAAATGATACTGCAACATATCTTAATTTTAATCAAGGATTTACTTTCTATAATGACCAATCAACTACCGCAGGTAGAACTATTAGTTGGACTCAAATTGGTAGATTAGATAGTGCAGGTACATTTACAATTCCTGGTAACTTAGTAGCGGCTCAAGTTAATACAGGTCAAGGTTTGACTGAAGTTCATTTAATGAACCAAAACGTTAGAACAAGTGATTCACCAACATTTACAAATTTAACATTAACCGGTCAATTTAATATTCCTAATAACGCATTAATTTCAGTTAATAATGAACCTGATACTTGGGGTGAAAGATATAGAACAACAACATCTACAATTCGTTTAGGTTCTGCTTTAAAAAATATTGTTTGGACAGGAGGTGGTACTTCCGAAGGATTCGCAGTATCCGGTGTAGGAACTGGCGGCGCAGCTTTTGAAGTTAGAAATGATGGTTTGGTTTGGGCAAGAACGGATATGAGAGCACCATTGTATTCTGATTCGGATGATACAAACTATTATTTAAACCCAGCATCTACAACAAATTTAAATGTAGTAAGAACACAACAAGTATCAACACCAAGACATAGTTTAACTTCGGCATATTATGGTGGTGGTTCAACTCCATCAACTGGATACCTAATCACTACAAATATTGATTATAACGTATTCAATATGCCTACGGTAATTATTGAAGGTTATGCGTATGGTAATAGTCAACCAATAAATTTAAGTATTGTTTGGTATTCATATTCACCGGATGCTAGTGGTTGGACAAGTGTTGGTTATACAAACTATGGAGCTTGGGATCCTGGTACCATTACAATTGGTAGAAATGGAAGTGGTAAAGTTTGTATTCATTTATCTAACAACATCTATTATGGTAGATTTAATGTAAGATGTATATATGACCAGGGGCATTCTTATTTAGAAGGATGGTCAATTACCGAAGCAACAACTTCTGGATTAGCACAAACAAGAGTAATTCCTAAACTTTCATTAAACACAAACATTACAGGTACTGCTAGTTCTGAAACATTAGAAACCGTAACAACTAGAGGTAATATAGCAAGGGGAGATGTGTATGTTCCATCTGGAGCACATTTTAGAGCTAGATATGATGGTTCAAACAACTATCATTCTTCTCTTAACTGGTATGGATTACAATTAGGTAATAATGGTGGAAACTATATAGTAGCTGGTAGAACAAATACAGGTGGCTCTTTATATTTTTATACAAATAATACTTCTGATTTCACTTCTATAAATGGTGGACTTGCAGCGTATTTTTCACCTGACCAAAGAATTGGTTTTGCAACAACTGATTTTTCATACACTGCTACTGATAACTCTTCTGTAATTAATACAATTACTAACAATAGAGTATTCATAAATGGTTCAGTACAATTATTAGGAAACCAGGATGCAATTGTATTTGGTAGAGGTACATCTTCATTTATGAGAGATGAAGAAATTGGATTTGGATGGGGTGGCGGCTGGTACATGGTCGATAGTACATACCTAAGAGTAAGGGGTTCTAAAGTACTTTATAACGATAGTTACATACGTTCAGATAACTCATTTAGACTTCAGAGTGAACGCTCTATATGGGGACAATATGGTTCTTGGAGTACTTACTTAACAAGATTAGCGTATATTTCTTTTGACTGGAACGCATCTTATGATTCATATAGTAATCATGGTATAGCATCTACTGATTTGAATGGTTCATTTACCGATTCAATGAGTATTAACTCATTTAACGATATTATTCTAAGAGTTGACTCAAACGATAATAATAATAACTCTTATGTTCGTTTCATGGATAATACCACCGGAAACAACCAATTTGCATATATTGGTAGAGAAAGTGGTGATGGTATTGCGTATTTTGGACATAGAGTTTATGGTACAATATTTTATGATGCGAATGATAGTGGTTATTATATAGACCCTAACTCAACAGGAATGACCGCTCTAAGAATGAGAGGTGGTGCATTATTTGGACCAAACAACACTTGGGGAGCATACCTTTTAGTGGGTGGAAACGGTAGAGAAGGATATGTTGATAGTGCATTCGCATCAGTAGCAACAACAAATGGTAATCTACACTTAGATGCTGGTAGTGGATATGCTACTTATATTAACTATTATGATGGTAGTGTAATTTACTTTGGTGGTGGTGCGTACAATAACTGGGGTGAATTTAGCGGTGGTATTTTCTACGCATACAATCAGATGCGTTCACCTATTTTTTATGATTACAATAATACTGCATATTATATAGACCCTAATGCTACTTCAAATATAGTAGCACTTCAAAGTGGATTTTTCTATGTAAATGGTACTGGATATGATACATCAAATGCTGACCAATGGCCTTACATTTATTGGTTAAGAAGTGGTAGCTGGGATGAAGGTTTAATTAAAAACTCATCATCAAGAGGATATTGGGGAAGACCTGGGTTTGGTATTCATATGGATTCATCAAAATCGTTTGGTGTATTTACATCCGGTTGGACTGGTGTAGCACAATTCCATCCTGATGGACATCTTTGGGTAAGAGACCAATTAAGAGCAAGTATTTATTATGACCAAAATGATACCGCATATTATGTAAACCCTAATGGTACATCTAGAATTGGTGGTATTCAAATCGGTGGTGCATCCACTTCATCAAATGAAATTCGTTTCTATGGTGTAAGTGGTGATAATCCTGGTTCATACAACCATGCTGCACTTATTGAAAGATTATGGAGAAATGGTGATGAATCTGAATTACTAATATTCAAAGGTAATGATCCTGATACGTCAACTATACATGACCGTGTAAGAGTTGCGGCAACAGGTAGAGTTGTATTCCATTCAACAGCAACATATCAAAACGTAGATGATTATATATCGGCGGCGGGTACTGGTAATATTGAAGGTAGTGGTTATTTCTATGGTGGTGAATTCCACGTACCTGGAAATATACAAACTCCAATAATGTATGATAGAAATAACTCAGCATTCTTTGTAGACCCAGCTGGACGTTCTCGTTTATCAACAATTGATTATGGTGATGGTTCTTACTTTTGGAGAAGTGGTAGCTGGGGTTGGAGACATCAAACTCCTTCTGGATATATTGAATTCGGACCTGCTAACACATCACATGCTCACATCTATACTGACCGTTCTAACTTCTATTTCAACGTAAATGAACTTTATGCAAATGGTTATCACGTAATTGTGCATAACTTATGGTGGGGTAACACTTACTTTGGTAGTGGTGGTGATATGTATGCAACTATTTGGTATGATACAAATGATACCGGATATAGATTAGACCCTAATGGTTCATCTAGATTGAATTTCGTACACACTAATAACTTGTATATTCAACCTGGATATATGTTGTATGGTGATCCTGGTGGATGGACTGGTGAATACTATAAATTACAATGGCACTCATCGCATATGTATGGCCAAATTTATGGTAATGGATACTTCATTATGAGATATGGTTCTGATGGTTTAGAATCTCACCAATTTGCTAGAGATGGAAACTATTGGAATAGATATATGGGTTGGATGAGTAACTACATCAACCAAAACGTTAGAACTGATGCAAACCCAACATTTGGTAACATATATTCAAATGGTTGGTTTAGAAATAATAACTCTGGACAAGGTTTATATAACGAAAACAGAGGAATGCACTGGTATTCTAATAACGGATATTGGAAATCAGCTGGTGGTGGATATGGATATGGTGGTATTGTAATGTACAATAACTACGAATCCGATTTAAGAGGATACGCCGGATATTGGGATGGTAGTGGATTTGGTATGTTAAATAGTTCTGGTAACTGGCAGATTCGTATTGAATATGGTAATGCTCATATGGAGTTGTATCGTATTACATATATGAACGATGCAAGAGCATACATTTTCTACGATAGAGATGATACTGGATATTATATGAACCCTAACTCTCGTTCACAATGGTTAGGATTGGAAGATAGAGGTAAAGGTAACATTTCACTTACAGGTAAATCAAACTGGAGAAGACCTCAGGATATTACTGGTGATAGAAACTATTGGACAGGTAATATGGGTTGGGGTACTACGGACTTTAACTGGGTAATGGATTGGGGTAGTGGTGATATTGATACTTGGTCAAATCCTGCTAACCAACCTCCTGGTACTTCACATTGGGTAGGTGTACAATCATATCACTATGTATGGACTTATAATGGTGGTTATGGATGGCAGTTAGTTGGTGGACCTGTTGATAGATTGTGGTTTAGAAACTCTTGGCCGAACAATTCCGGATGGAAAGCAATGGTAGACTCTAACAATAGAGGTGAATATTGTATTCCTACTTATGACTACAACCACTATTCAAGAGTTTACTTTACTTACAATAGAGGATACTACGCAACTCAAACCGATTCGGCGATGTTGCAACCATACTCTACTGGTAATAATGGTGCGTTCATGTCATTCCACAAAGGTGGTTACTACGCATTGAACTTAGGTTTGGATGGTGATAACGTTGTAAGATGGGGTGGTTGGTCTTCGAGATGGCAGAGATATTATTTGAACGATGATACATTGGGTACTCCTTATATCTTACGTTCAAACTTTGATAACTATACAAATGGTGGTATTTGGGTATCTGATGATGGTGATTTAGTTGACCCTAATGATGGTTACTTAGCATTTCGTACTTCTTATGGTTTAAGAATCTATTCTGGTAACAGAGGTGGAGGTCCAAACATTAACTTGAGATATGATGGTGTGATTATTGCATCAAATAATATTATCGCTTATGGTTCTCCTTCGGATAGAAGATTGAAAGATAATGTTAAGTACTATGAAAACGCATTAGAAAAAGTACTTAAACTTAGAGGTGTTGAGTTTGATTGGAAAGAAGGTACTGATGAGTACGAAATGACTCGATTAAGACATGATATTGGTTTTATCGCTCAGGAAGTTGAAGATGTTGAACCATTATTAGTAAGACCTGATGAAGCTGGATACTTAGCAATAAGAGATAGAGCAATGCCGGCATTATTAGTAAACGCTATTAAAGAGTTGAAAGCTGAGTTAGATGAGGCTAAAGCTGAAATAAAAATGTTGAAAGAAAAATTAGGTTTGGGATAAAAACTATATATTTATATATATTAAAAGGAGAATAACTATGGCAATTAAAATAGCAACGGAAATAGGAACATCACAAGGTATAACAAATGAGGCTTATGTTAGAATTTATCGTTATGTGGTAGACAGAAACAAAGGTGCATTGGAATTATATGTGAATGTTTTTAAAGATGAAGAAACAGCAAGACTTTTGGAAACAAACATTTCCAATCGTATGGGTGCACCTATTCAAGAAAGATTTCTTGCTAAAGTAGATGCAATTCCACATTGGCATTCAATCCAAATGGCTAGAACTGAACAAGAAGTTATTGATGGTAGAGTGTATGAAAAGAAAGTACCTGATTTCTCTGAATTAGAGGGGCAGGATATATTTGCAAAAGCATATCCTTTACTAAAAGCAAAAATAGCAGCGGATTTGATTGAAAGAAATGTTATTCAATCGGCTACTGTATTACAAGATGTATAAAATAAAAATAAAATGATAACTTTAGTAGAAGATAAAAACGTATTCGGAAAGACTGTAAACACAGTATTCACAAATCTATTAAGATATGATTTGAATGATGATGATTGTGTTTTAAGATATGAATTAAGATATAGAGACCCAAATAGAATCTCTGTAGCTATTCCAGATACTAATATTGCAAATGGTGAATGGAAAGTTCCAACCGATGTTTTAAATGCATGGACTGGTAGTAATTTTTATTTAGCAGAAGAAATGTGTAAAGAATTTGATTTCAATATAATAGAACATCAAAATGGTTATAAATTATACTTGGGCAATTAAAGCACTTTCAAAAACAAGTGGTAATGGTTTAAACGATGTTATCGTTGGTACTAGATGGGAATGTGTAGGAACTGATGATGACGGAATAACTGGAACATTTACAGGAGCAACTCCATTTACAATCAATTCTGTAAATCCTGAAAACTTTGTTGAATATTCAGAACTTACCGAAGAAACTGTATTAGGATGGATTAAACATTCAGTTAGTGGTTCTAGTAGTGGATACTTTGAACATATAAGCGAAAGAATTCAAAAATCAATTAATGAGAAAAAAGGTGTTATAACAAACATCGATGAATTTAACTTACCTTGGTCACCAACATCTGGTTCTAATTCAGGATCATTACCTATCTAAGTTGAAAAACTTTTTTTATAAATGAAGTATCCAAAGCATGATATTATGTTTTGGATATTTTCATTATATTTATATGTGTATTTTCAGACAGAATACAAATTACAATTAAAACCCTAATTGGAGAAATAAAATGGCAGAAAGAATCGTATCACCAGGCGTATTTACGAGAGAAAATGACCTTTCCTTTTTAGCACAAGGAATTGGTGAAATTGGAGCAGCATTTATAGGACCTTTTAAACAAGGACCTGTTTTCGTTCCAACAATCGTAAGAACACAATCAGAATTCGAATCAATTTTCGGAACACCTGATGGAACTTATTATACTGAATATGCAGTACAAAATTATTTAAGAGAAACCGGAATTGCAACAATCGTTAGAGTTGGTGGAGTTGGTGGATATCAAGAGGCAGCACCTATTGGTATATTCGCATCTGGTGGATTAGTTGGTGAAAAATTAATCGCAACACTATATTCAACTGAAAGAGGAAATCAGGATGTTGATAAAGCTGTACAATTAATATCAGACCCAAGAGCAGCATATTCTGGTTCGTTCCTAATATCTGGTTCCGATTTTGGATGGGTATCTGCATCTATCTTACCAAGAGATACAAATGATATTTCTGATGTATTTGGTGAATCTCCATTGGGAGCTAAAAAAGCATATGGATATACATATTTTGAGCATATTGCATCTTCATCATATTCAAACACATCTGGATTAGCATTAGGCGGTACTACAGTAAGTGCTACTATACTTCCAACACAAGATTTCAGTAATGATGCAAGTGAAGCAGAAACTCCAATGGTTCAATCTCAATTAATTAGTGGTGAAAGATATGACCTTTTCAAATTTGTAACTTTAGGACATGGTACATTATATAACACTAAATTCAAAGTTGGTATTTCAAATGTGAAAGCAGCTGGTGAAGATGGTGGTACTGATTATTCTGTATTCACTGTAACTATTAGAGCATACGATGATACTGATAAGAGAAAGAGTGTAATAGAAACATTTAATGGTGTAAACTTAGACCCAGCATCTCCTAACTATATAGCTAGAAGAATTGGTGATAGATGGAACACAATTGATGCAAATGGTAAAATAACCGAAAATGGTGATTACTCAAATAAATCATCTTATGTAAGAGTAGTTGTATCTGACGCGGGTTCTTACCCAATATCAGCAGCACCATTTGGACATGGAGCATATACAAACCCAATTACTGCAACTGATAACGCACAAGCTCGTAAAATACCTGCAGTAGTTTTCCAAACACAATCAACTGGTAATACATCATCTTCTCCAGTATATTTCTCTGGATTTGATTTTGAAACAATCGGTTTATCTTTAGATAACAAACAATATTTAAAACCATTACCAAATGGTGCACAAACTGGTTCTAATACCGCATTTGCATTTGATGGTAATATTAGTGGTATTGGTTTACAATATCAAATGACCGGTTCAGCATCAACTGATATGGTTAAGAGACAATTTGTATTAGGATTTCAAGGTGGATTCGATGGTAATAACCCTACCGTTAGAATTGGTAAACCTGGTGTTAAAGATTATAATGGAAATGATGTATGGGGACCTGCGAATACACAAGGATTCAATTGTTCAAATAGTTCGGCTAATGGTTCAGTAGCATATACAAAAGCAATCAACGCTATATCTAATCCTGACGAATGGGATATTAATTTAGTAGCAACTCCTGGTATTGTAAGAAGTTTACATCCATCAGTAACTACAAAAGTTATTGATATGGCAGAAGCTAGACAAGATTGTTTCTACATCGCTGACTTTAATGATTTCGATGATACAATCACCGAAGCAACTGAGCAAGCAAATTCAGTAGATTCAAACTATGTAGCAACTTACTACCCTTGGGTTAAGACAATCGATACAAACACAAACAAACTTACAACTGTTCCACCTTCAACATTGTTACCAGCAGTTTATGCAAGTAACGATAGATTAGCAGCAGAGTGGTTCGCACCAGCTGGTTTGAATAGAGGTGGTATCGTAGGAGCTGTGAGTGTATTAAATAGATTAACACATGCTGAAAGAGATACTTTATATGAAAACAAAGTAAACCCAATCGCAACATTCCCTGGACAAGGTATTGTAGCATTCGGACAAAAAACATTGCAAGATAAAGCATCTGCATTGGATAGAATCAACGTAAGAAGATTATTAATCGCAGTTAAGAAGTTTATCGCATCTACTTCTCGTTACTTAGTATTTGAACAAAATACTTCTGAGACAAGAGGAAGATTCTTAAACACTGTAAACCCTTACTTAGAGGTTATCCAACAAAGACAAGGTTTATACGCATTCAAAGTAGTTATGGACGAAACGAATAACACACCTGATGTTATCGATAGAAATATTATGGCTGGACAAATTTTCTTACAACCTGCTAAGACAGCGGAATTCATCGTAGTGGATTTCAACATCTTACCAACTGGAGCAAGTTTCTCAGCATAATATAAAAACAAAAAGTAGATATTTATTAATATAAAATAAAAGGTAATTAAAAATGGCAGAGATACTATCCTTTGATAAGATGTTCTATACGAACTTCGAACCTAAAATGAAAAATCGCTATGTGATGGAATTTAGCGATTTATCAATTCCTTCATTCTTAGTGAGTGCAGCAAATAGACCAACAATCCAATTCCAAACCGTAAAACTTGACCATATCAACGTATATAGAAAGTTAAAAGGTAAAGGTGAGTGGCAAGACATCGAGATTACTCTTTATGACCCAATTGTTCCATCAGGAGCACAGGCAGTAATGGAGTGGGTTCGTTTATCACATGAATCTATTACTGGTAGAGATGGATATGCAGAAATGTATAAAAAAGACATCGATTTCTATTTGTTAGGACCAGTAGGTGATAAGATTGAACAATGGAAGTTAAAAGGAGCATTTATATCTCAAGCTAACTTTGGTGATTTAGCATACAACTCAGAAAATGAGCCAGTAAATATCACTTTAACTCTTACTTACGATTTCGCAATTCTTGAATTCTAATTTAAGAAAACTTATAAAAATAAGGGATACTCAAAAGGTATCCCTTTTTTATTTTCAATTTTTTTAGATTTATGTATTTATATATACAAACAAAATAAAC